TTTCTAGTGTTTCTAGCGCTATGGAGTAGTTATCCATTATTCACCTCATCAATCTCAACGACTGTGAGACAATAATGTGAACGAACCCCTACTTGCCAAGGCTGACTCTTTACCACTTTAAACCACTTGCCATCAATACTAAGTTCATCTGATAATTCAGTAGTTCCCTCTTTACCAACAACACACTTGGTTTCTGTGAATACCTTGTATATATTACTTGTATTGAAACCATCTTCTAACACTTTCAAATCATAACCGACATAAGGTTGGTATGTGCAAATCAAAGCATCAAATAAGGAGTATGTACGTGGTAGTGGTCTATCCCTTGAATCTACTTCTTGAACTGGATGTCTTCCTTGAAGAGTGACTTTTGGTATTCCACTCAATCCTCTACTTCTTCCTATTCTCATTTAATTGGCTCCTTAATTACCCAGTATTTAGCACTATTCATTAATTCACCAGTATCAACCAAAGGTTCATCTCGACCTTTTAGTTTAATAGTCATTGCAGAGTTTTCTACGAAGTTGCCAGCTTTGATAGTGTCTTTAATCATGTCTGTGCCAAGCTTACCGAAGTTGGTATATAGGCTTTTGATGTTGCCGCCATAATATAAGTATTCTTCAGCATCAGATATAAACTTACCTTTATACTCTAACAACATGTTAATATTTGTCTGGTGCATAAAGTCACGTTCTGGGTTACCAAACCAACCATACTCATGTATAGCTGCTAACTCACTAAGAGGAAGCCCTGAGCCTTTGTGTATCGTGTCATCGTAACCATATTCTACATGATTACTCTCTAACTTAGTTAGGCGCTTTAGAAGCTCATTCAGGGGCTTCATATCACTAATTGTTTTACCTGTGAACTTCATAACTTACCTCTACCAGACTATCTCAAACTTTTTAGCTAGAGTTGTCATTATTTGATCCCAAGCTGGAATGTCATATACAGTGAATAGGTCTGGGTCATTTAAGTTAACGTTACGTTCTTCTAAAGATGTACCACCAATATAAACTGGGATACCATACTTAGAACCAACACTACGTTCTAATTCTTTTAATTCTTGTTTGTATCTTTCGTAAAGTTTGGTGTAGTAAATCTCTACCTGACCTTCACGTTCTCTATCTGCCATTGTAGCAAAGGCTCTAACAATCATACGCATTAATAATAAAGAAGCTTTATCAATATCATTGTTGGAAGCTGTCAATGCAGAGGTGATGGAATTATCTGTTATAATGTCTAATGTTGGATCACCAATCTTAGCTCTAACCTGCCCAATCGGAGTTGAGAAGTCTATGTCGATCATTGAAGCTCTCCTTAAAGGGCGAATAAAAAGGAGGAGGTAACGTAATGTTACGCCCCTCCATATTTAGATTAAGCAGATTGGATTAGGTAGAACTGATACACTTGACAACACTTAGTGGGTTGACTAAGAATAAACCGAAGTTTGATTCTGTCATTAAGTGAGTACCAGTGAACTCATTGTCTACACGCCATGCGTATTCACGTTCAGCGATTGTATCAACATACTGCATAGTCTCAGCAGGAGCATATACACGCTTGATAAGACCCATAGTTTCCGCAGGAATCATATAAGCTTCATCAGCAGCAATCAGTGGAGAACCACCCATTGAAGCAGTGTACTGGATGTATAACACATCATCAGAACCCCAGTATTGGCGATACTGCATTAAGTAGTTAGCTAGACGCTTTTGTAGAGGGTCTTGACCCATAGCACCTGAACGGTCTACAACAGCTTGTTCTTCTTTCGGGTGATGTACACGTTTGTTGAAGAAGTCTTTACCACATAAACAAATATAACCACCGATAGTTTGACCATCTAGTAAGTTATCATTGATGATGCTACGAGCTTCTTCGCCAGCAGTTGATGGGTATTCAGTAGCAGTACCTAACTTGAAGTCCACAGTTGGACGTGTTGCAGCAGTAAGACCAGCATACTCAGCATAGAAGTCATACACAGGCGCTGAACCATTTGGTACATAAGAAGTACCAGTAGTGATTAGGTGTGCAATAGAACGCTCGTTTAACAAAGCATAACTATTACGCATACCCGCTAAGTCTTCATTGATTAAAGTCTCAACACGTTCTAATTCATTTGCAGTACCAGCTTTACGAGTACGCTTCATGTCAGTAGGACGGATGTGAGATTGGATACCCCAAGAAGGTACTTTAAATAACTTAGTGTCTACAGTCTTACGTTGGTCAAAGTTTTCACCACGTTCATGGAACGCTTTGTCTTCTGGCATTGTAACTAAGGTTTTAACATAGTCATGTTCGAAGATATTAGTAGATAAGAACTCATCATCAAGCATAATAACTTGAGTAAGTAGTGACGGGATATTAGGAGATTTTGAAATCTCTGAGGTCATATCGTTTAGAAGGTTTGAATCACCAACAGTACGTACTAATGATTTCTCAATTTTGAATTTACCGAATTGCATTTATTATTCTCCGAATGATTAGATAGAAGCGCTGTAGAAGTCAGAAGCGACTGCAACAGAGGCAGCTTTAACTGCGATGTCTTGTTTTTCTAGTTGCTTTAATACTAGAGCTTGGTTTGGAGCGCTTACACCAGCATCAAACTTTAAGCCTGAGCTTTTAACTGAAGCTAAACCACGGAATAACAATGTAGCTTTGTCTGCGGTAGCTGTTACGAATTCTTTGTCATATGCATCACCAAGAGCATCAAAACCTACAACAACAGCGATTGGGGCACCGTTAGCTAAACCTGAAGTAGCTGGTAATGTAGCAACGTCTGCGTCCAATAGAACACGGAATGCTGAGTCTGCAACAGACCAAACAACAACAGTACCAATTGCAACAGTGGTATCAGCAGCTTGCTCGATTGTGCTTACTTGATAGTTAAAGTTTTCAACAACGTTGAAAGAATCCTGCATCAATACACTTGATAGGACAGGTTTACGTGAAGCGATAGTAGCCATATTTTAATATTTCCTTTTTAATCTTTAATTAAAGAATTGATTTTTGAGCTTGTTCTGCTAAATATGCAGCACGAGTTTCAGCAGATTTCTCAGCAGCAGATTTCTCTACAACTACTTCGTCAGCGTGGGATGTTTCTTCAAACAATGTTGATTTTTCTACAGCAGTTTTAGCGGCTGTCATTGAATCAATAATTGGTTGGGCAGCTTCAGCACCAAGTGCATGTAAACTCTTAGCTACGCCTTCCAACTGGTCTTCTGCAACTAAACCAACTAATTGAGCTTTAACTACTTCTAGAGCAGAAGCTTCTTTAGCTGCTTTGATTACGTTTAATTCTTCTTGTAAAGTTGCCACTTCGTTTTCCAGTTGTGCAGCTTTGGCTACGGCAACTTCTTTCTCGTTAGCATTCTTTTCGAGTTGCTCATATTGAGCCTTTTCTACATTGACGGTTTCCACTAGTGGATCTCCTTTGGGGTTGTGCTCTAATAGAGCCTTTTCAATAGTCTCTTGCAAAGCAAGAATTTCAATAAAGTCATCAGCATCAACATTAGACACAGTGTTCTCATGCAATGATTTCATTAACTGGAACTTACTAACTTTTTCTTCTAACCAACTTGAATCTTCCATTGGCTCTGGATTCTGTTCTTTCCAGTATTCATGTTCAGTCTGCATACCCATTATCTTAACTAGGGTTTCAGCATCGTCATACCACATATCGAAGAACTTACGTAGAAACTCTTCCATTGATAATGTTACTGTGATTTGTTCTAAAGCTTTCTGCACTTTTACATAGTCACTAACTGATGGTAGGTTGTTAACAGATTTCGCTATTAACAAGGGAACACCATTAGCACCCTTTGATACCAAGGCAACATGAGCGCCTTCTTCTTCAAAGTTGAATTTAAGTAATCTACGTTTTGCTGGTAATGCCATTTATTTATCATCCTCTAGTGAATATCCCATAGCACCACACTTGACTGATAAACCAGTGAAACGTTCTGATAGGACATCATCCCAAGTGGTGTCACCTTTCTTAACAGGGAAGTGCCATTCTTGTAACCACGTATTCTTTTTAATATGTACAATAGAACCATCTTGCTTCTCGATATCAAATGCAGATGGTGATGTGTATGATTGTTCAATAATAGCAATACTCTCATCAACCATTGTGCTATGATATAGATTAGCTTTCTGACAATGTACGTTAAAGCTTCTACAAGCCTCTACAACGTCTTGGGCATCATACCAGTCACCATGGAGGTCATCTGTTGTGCCATCAGCATTCTGAGGGGCTAAGACAACAAATAAAGCTCGTCTTTCCATCTCATCAACTGACTTACGAACCTCTACATCTTGGTGTACTTCTTCTGTAGCAACATCGCCGAAGTTCTTATCAAGGAAGTCCATAAATGCTTTTACTAATTTTTCATGTTTCATCTAGGGAGCGTTCTCCATGTTTGTTGCAGAGTTATTACCATTAGCAGAACCAGTCCCTGATGGCATACCCTCAGCCATTCCGTCACCTGAGCGGCTAGAGAAGTCAGTTAGCATTGCTAATATCTCATCTTCTGGTAGGTCTTCTAGCTCAATAGGGTCAAATCCACATTGTCTCCACATTTGGAGCAACATACCTTTGTTCTTAGGGAAGAGTGCCACTGAGCCTAAACGTTGAGCAGCCTTCGATGCAATATCTGAGTCTGCATCATCAAGGTCACCATATTCAAATATAGGCATATCACTTTCAGTCATCTTCCATCCATTCAATTCAAGAAGTTGTTTTGCAACTTGTCTCTGTAGAATGTCAGCGATGAACATAAGCTTGCGTTCCATATAGAAGGCATGTAGCGATTGTTTAGTGTCAGCTAGAGAGTATGAACCAACCCCTGTGTCACCTAGGGTTAAGAACCCTGCGGCAAAAGAGTTAAGAATTGATTTCTCTTTCATGGCTATAACGTCTTTGGTTGAGTGGCTACCAGAGCCTCCATCAATACCTTGTAACGTCATATCATAAACATATTTACCGTTTCCATTTTCCCCTTGGACATCAGACCCAAGAATAATAAACGTTTGATCACCTTGTTGGATAGCCCCGCATTGTTTCTTTAGTGCATTAAGACCAACTGCCTCTGGACTTGATGGGTCTTCTGCGGCCTTGTGCATATGGTCTGTTGGCATACGAATCACCAAAACACCAGCAAGATCCTTAGAAATTCCAAGTAATTCAAGGGCTTCTATCATAGACAACTCTTTGTAACTCTTATAACAACCTATGAAATCACTCTTTCCTTGCGGGTTTCCATTAGTACCATTCCAAGAGAATAATAAAAGTTTATCTAGAGGTATAACAGGAGATAACACATTGTTGCTTGAACTCTGTGTCATATTAATAGTATTAATTGTATTGAATGGATTATTCAGCGTATTCGATTTATACTGCTTAAGACCAACTAAGTCTCTCTTAGT